ACAGCCATGCAGGACTGGGCTGCTGAGAATCTCGAAGAGAGCCAAGTAGAGTCATTCAACAAAGCCATGCAAAGTGGCGACAAGTGGATGCAAGAGTTAGCTATCAAATCCCTGCACAGTCAGTTCCGTGACTCCGAAGGTGATTCAGGTGCAAGCCTGATTACTGGGGAGGCTTCACGCGAAGGCGCAGGAAGCCCACTAAACTCTCAGGACTACCTCAAAGAGATGACCAGCCCTACATTCAGCGGGCTTAAAGGTGAAGATAAACAGAAGGCACAAGCTGCCTTGGACAACCGCCGACGCGCTGGAATCAAACGGGGTATTTGAAATACCCCACTATAGAAGAATCTAAATAGGAGGGACGTAAATGTCTAGCACCAACGTAGTAACTAACCCGGCGGTCTCCGCATCAGGGGAAGTAGATACATTGCTGATTGAGAAGTTCACCGGCAAGGTACACGAGTCTTACATCAAGCAAGAGAACCTTCTGCGGTTCTTCGATGTTCAGCAAGTAACTGGCACCAACATGGTGTCCGAGAAGTTCATGGGTGATACTGAACTGCAAGTGCTATCTCCGGGTCAAGACCCCGAGGCAACTAGCACCGATCAGGACAAGAACGCGCTGGTAGTCGATACCACCGTTATCTCCCGTAATGCCGTGGCTATGTTCCACGACATTCAGAACGACATTGAAGGCTACAACTCCAAGCTCTCTAACAACCAAGCTAAGCAACTGGCGCGTCTCGAAGATGAGATGGTAGTCCAGCAGCTTATCTACGCAGGGCAATCTAACACTAAAGCTGAACGCACTAATCCTCGTGTCACCGGGCACGGCTTCTCTTACAACATCAGCATCAGCGAAGCTCAGGCTGGAAACCCTGAAGCGCTGCAAGCTGCTATCGAATTAGCAGTAGAGAACATGCTGACTGGTAAAGACGGTGGCGACGGCGTAGACCTCGATGATGTCTATGTACTTGTGCCGTGGGTTGAGTTCAACGTACTGCGAGATGCCGAGCGCATTGTTAACGCAGACTACAACACCTTCCAAGGTGATACCGTTTCTGGCTTCACCCTCAAGAGCTTTAACCTCCCGGTAATCCCGTCCAACCGCTTTCCGAAGCTGGTGAACGGTGAAGTTATTTCTCGCACCAAGACCCTGAGCAATGGCACTAACGGCGCACGATACACAGCTAGCGAAGCGCAGGCCAGCGCACGGGCTGTAATCTTTAAGCCGGAAGCACTGCTTACTGGTAAGACCATCGACATGACTGGCGACATCTTTTGGGATCGTCGTTCTAAGTCTTGGTTCGTTGATACTTATCAAGCAGAGGGCGCAATCCCGTCCGCTTGGGAGGCTGTCTCTGTAGTCGATACAGAAGGCAACACCGAAGACGCGGATGTCAAAGCTCGCGCTTCTCGCAAGATTCTGAAGACTCGAACTGTCACCTGATAGTTCACCAGTGAGACCAGCCTCGCCCTATGGGGCGGGGCTTTTTGCGGAGGTATTATGGAACTACTAAATACGAAACTGGACGCTGTGAACTTCTGCCTCTCTGGTATTGGTCGGGAGCCAGTGGCAGCACTAGATACACCAGACCTCGACGCAGCTATGGCATTGGCAGTATTGCAGCGATCTAATCTTGAGATACAAAACAACGGTGGCCGAGGGTGGTGGTTCAACCAAGAACGAGACTGGAACCTTGAACCTGATGATGAAGGTATTATTTATCTTCCCAATAACACACTTAGCATCATTGAATCAAGAGGTTACTTTTACGACATCGGTAATCGACTGACTGTCCGAGGGACTAAGGTTTACGACACGTCCCGGCACACCTTTGACTTGCACGAGGTGACAGACAAGGGTGGGAATGTGAACTTCACACTCCTCCTGCTCCTCAGCTTCGAGGATTTACCTGTGTCTGCAAGGTCAGCCATAGCTTGGGATGCACGGACTACCTTCAGTGATGACACAATAGGAGAACAGGCTCAGCATAAGATCAACATACAGCAGAGTCAGCGTGCCTTTGGGCTCCTTGAAACTGAGAACAGAAGAACAGTAAGGTCTAACTACCTTAGAGACAACGCCCGAGTCAACGCCCAAGTAGGACGTGTTGGCGGATACAATAATTTATACTAGGAGGTTTATATGGCACTGACCACTAGCTCATGGGAACGCCCTATACAAGGTGTCTCCCAACAACCCCCGAAGGTACGGCTTCCGGGTCAATGCACTGAGCAGATAAACGCCGTAAGCTCTATTGTTAGTGGCTTAGTAAAAAGACCGGGAACAAATAAGGTAGCTAAGCTGAGCGATTCATTCCCTGAGAACTCTCTCTTCTACTTCTATAACAGAGGAATCTCTGAGAAGTACATAGTGGTCATTCCGCCTAACTCCTTACCCAGAGTATTCGATATTGAGGGAAACAACCTGCTAGTTGAGGATGAGGTTTCTGATGATAGCTATCTTAAAGTAGACAACCCTGTTGGCACCTTCAGCCTGTCAACCATAAGCGACTTTACTTTCATCGCTAATAACAAATACATACCCAAGGCTAGCTCTGTAAAGACTCGTGGCCGAAGCAGCAAGGCTATAATAAACGTGCAGTTCGCAGACTATGGTAGGAATTACGTCATAACTGTGGATGGCGTTGAGCAGGCTTCGTACGGAACACCCGACGGAAGTTCCTCAGAGCATATATCCGACGTGGCCACTTCTTACGTAGCAGACAAGTTATTAAATGGACTAGAAGACATGCCGGGATTCAGTGTATACGATCGAGGAAATGTAATCATCTTAGAGAAAGACGATGGTACAGATTTCTCTGTTGTAACCAGAGATGACGCAGACGGACGAGACCTTATAGCTATTCAAGGTTCAGTTAAGAGCGTATCAGACCTTCCGCTCTACGCCCCTAACGATTATGTGGTAAAGGTTGTGGGCGGAGGTGATTCCACGGATGACGACTATTATCTAAGAGCCGAGGATACAGGCGGTGATGTCGTAGACTGGATAGAGTCATACGGGTACGGGCAGTCTCTTGGGTTTGATGAAACTACGCTTCCGCACGCATTGATACGGGATAGATTCTCATCGGGAGAGGCTGTGTTTAAGATAAAGCCCTCTCCTTGGAGCACTCGTGGTGTGGGTGATAACAACTCAAACCCCATGCCGTCCTTCATCCAAGATAAACAACCCATAACTAGCGTTGGTACTTTCCAGAACAGGCTTTACTTCACAGCGGGTGAGTCGGTCATCCTTAGCCGAAGTAACTACTTCTTTGACTTCTTCAGGAAAACAGTGATGGGTCAACTAGATGGTGATCCTATTGACATATACGCTGATACCAACGAGGTGAACATCCTTGATAACTCTTCAGTGCTGGATGGTGATGTTGTATTCTTCAGCTCCAATGGACAGTTCCTTCTTTTCTGGGAGTGAGGCTGTAACAAAAGAGAACGCCACCTTGCAGTCTGCAAGCTCCTTCGAGAACATTCGTGGATGCAAGCCTGTTGCAAGCGGTGACGTTATCTTCTTTGCATTCGAGTACGGTGCGCACACAGGTGTACGTGAGTTCTTCACAGACAGCTTCACAGATACCAAAAGAGCCCGCCCTATTACTGACCACGTGGATGAGTACATAGAGGGAACGGCTGTGCAGATGACTGCCAGCACCAACAAGAACCAGCTCCTTGTCATGTCCACCGACAAGAGAACCCTGTACTTGTACAACTACCTTTGGCAAGGTCAGGACAGAGTCCAGTCCTCTTGGAGCAAGTGGGAGATGGCAGGGGATGTTAGGTACATAAAGTACGACAGCGAGCTTCTTTATTTGCTTATAGATCGTTCAGGGAGTTTGTACCTAGAGCGTATAGCATTGGGTGATCCTGATGATGTTGGTATGACATTCCCAGTTAGGCTGGATACACGAGGGGTCTATACTGCTACGTACTCCGAAGGAGCTTGGAGCTTCATCCTTCCTGATCTGATATACCCTCTGGATAGCATAATTGTAGTGCGGGGTTCTGACTGCCTAGATAGTGGCGTAACAGTGCCGTACGAAAGGTCTGGGCACACAGTCACGCTACGGGAAGATATTGCTGAACCGTCTCAAGGAACAGCCGAGGTTATTGTTGGTACTCCGTACACTATGAAGTACGAGCCCACTATGCCATTCATCAAGGACAGAAATGGACGTGTAATTGATACTGACAGGCTTATCCTTAACGACGTCAATATAAACTATGACAAGACAGGCATCACAGAGGTTGAGGTCACTAATGAGTGGGGCTCTGTCCGTGAGTACTCTTTCAATGGACGTAATCTAGGTGCACCAAACAACCTAGTAGGCTTCGCACCTATACGACCCGGACAGTTTAGTTTCCCTGTACGCCAAGAGTCAGATCGTGTGACTTTTAAGCTAATTACAGACAGCCACATTCCGTTTCAACTTCGAGGTATGGAATGGCGAGGCCGTTTCAATCAACGAGGAAGGAGGGTTTAATATGGGTATACCAATGGCTGTGATCGCAGTAGCTAGCTCAGTCTACTCTGGCATTCAAGCCAGAGAGCAGGCCGATCAGCAGAACGCGTACAGGAAGCAGCAGAACGAACGAGCCTTGAAATCCATGCAGAGTCAGTACAGCCAGTTATCTGGGGCGGAGGCTGATGCGAGAGAGCGCAGCATAGTCGCTGGCATGGACAATCAGACAGAGGCAATGCGCAGGAAATCCAGTATCAATCTCATGGCAGCGGCCTCCGGCACGCAGGGGCTCAGTGTTGATTCATTACTTCAAGGTGTCCGAAGTGAACAAGGACGAAACATGAATACTATCCTCAACAACCAAGAGATTGAGCTTCAGGGTTTCAGGAACCAAGCCGAGGGTATAAGAACCCAGACAGCTAGTAGGATTGATAATCGAACGATTCAGAAGCCTAGCTGGGGCGAGATTGGCCTAAATGCAGCTAACTCTGGTGCAAGTGCCTACTCGGGATCCGGAGGCAGCTTCGGTGGTGGAGGTAATAGCAACCCACAAGCAACCATGCCCCGCAGTGGCGGCTGGAATAACTCGATCCAAACAGGAGGTGTTTAAATGGCACAAGTAGAGAGAGGAAAAGGAATCTCCCGGCGGGGTATGGATTCCATGCCCCAACGCAAGCGCAGGGCTGCCTCTGCACAAACCACAGATACTTACGTGCGTGGTAAGGAACCACTAGCGCAGCCTGACACAGCCACTCGTATTGCTAGCGCTATGGTGGAGTTCTCTGGCACGGCTGCAAGCATATACGACCAAGAGAACAAGAAGAAGATAGAGCTTGATAAGGTGACTCAGCAGCAACGGGCTTTTGAGGGTCTCGACCCTACAAAAGATGCTACTGAAGAAGGTGTCCGTGCATTTCAAGTAGTAAAGATGCGTGACCAGATTCTTGAAACCAACTCAGACATAAGCACCAAGATTCGAGAAAATCCTGATATGTCGGATGAGGATTTCGAGAAGATGACACGGGAGACATACGCTCCTTTGTTCGACCAGTACAGACCTGATGCCCAATTGAGCAAGGCACTTGGGAACCAGATTCAACAATCACAATCTAGTGTTTACCAAGTACGCAGCGCAGCTAAGGCCAAGCACAACGAGTTTGAGCGAGCTAACGCAGTCACAGCCAGTATCAGTAACTTCACAGAAGCTGCTGGAAGCACAGAAGAGCTGGCAGAGTCTGTAGCCGAAGGCGGTGTGATGTACGAAGAAGCCCGGGGACTCGGTGCTACCCTCAGGACATACGAGAGAAACTGGTGAGTGCAGCCAGCTTCAGTGCAGCCGAGGGTGACGGCAGGCTGCTCAAGGCACTACAGAAGCAGAAGTGGACTAAGACCGACCCGCGCATATCTAAAGCAGAAGCTAACTTGCAGCAGTACGAGACAAGAGCTACCGCAGCGGAGATAGGCGACAAATGGGGCTCTATTCAGGAGGCGTGGAAGAGCCGT